TACATGACAAATAATATGTTGACTCAAGATGTAATTATAAGAAAATCATCAAAAAACAAAATAAGTGTTTTTGAAAAACCAGTACATGATATACCGATTATAGACATAGCAAAACAAGTCTGGTTAGGGTTAGGTCATGTGACATTAAGCAGCTCTCAAATACGAGAAAGATGGGAATCTATAACAGAAATGTATCCATTTTTAAGTAAAAAATCAGGAAAAGATGGGTTAGATGAAACTTGCAAAAATCTAAATACAAATGTTGTGTTATGCAAGCAACTTTTAGAAAGTCTTAACACGAGAACAAGAAACATTGTTTTGTACGATAGTAATTCAAAATCAAACTCTTTATCACACACTATTTCAAGAATTTATTGGCCACATGTTAAAATTGTTACTCCATTGAGAGAAAGTGATGATCACCTAAAATTGCGATCAGAATTCTTTGCTATATCAACTTTTTGGTTTTCATCATCTGAAAAGGAAAAATTAATAAATAATCTATTATTGGAGTCAGATATTCTCAATCAGCCCATGAGCTCTATACATCCCAAATTACACAAGTTAAAAATATTCAGAGACTATTTGTCTGGAGAACGCAAATCATCTCTAATAAGCAGAATAACAGCCTTAAAACAAGGAGTTATAGGATGTTTTACAGTTAGACAACATGGATTTGGAATCAATAGATCAAATTACGGAGAATGGGTTGGTCAAGTTTGTGGAGTCAATGTTAAAATAATGATGAGAGATGAATATATAACTAACATTGAAGTTGCTGGAATGCAAGATTCTATTGCTTTGGGGAAAGCATTAGTTAATTTAATCAATGAATTTAGAATGAAATTCCCAGAAAATAATATAAATTGCTATAAACTAATTGAGAATGGAAGATTCAAATTGACAAATAGAACAGGAATTCCAGTGATAGTTAATAAGCAAGTCTCTTTTGGCTTTGTTGAAAGTTTAGAGAATTGGAATTGGTCATTAAACCTAGAAGATAGCAACTTGAGACTAAAAGTTCATGATAACACTGGAGGCAAAATGTCTATAATAACATTATTGTCAGAAACATTCACATCAAAAGACTGGGTTCAAGATAATAAGATCTACTCATACGATGATTTATTTAATAAGTGGTCAAATGGAGACAGCATAACAGTTGAAGATTTTAACACAAAGGTGTTAAATACCATATCAGATAGACGAATTGAAATGTTGAATTTCTTTAAGAGAATGAAAGATCATAATACTAGAGGATTATGGGATTTCTCTTCTCTTAGAAATACAATTATCAAATCCTTTGGTCTCAATGTTAAAAAGACAAAAACAGAATTGAGCGAAGAAGAATCTAGTTTAAATGACAATGATCACATGGAATTGCTCTCCATAGTCAGAGATCTGGATTTCAGAGACTTCAATTTTGATGAAACTATTCCAGATTGGTCTGAAGACGTTCAAAATGAAGAAGATATATTTTGCTTTGAAGATGATGGTAGCAACATGGACGATGCTTTAGATTTGTTTGGTGGTGCAGATTATAATGAAACTATATTTGAAAACAGTTGGGATTCGAATACAACCATGCCTACATCATTAAAATTCTTTTCATTTTTGAATCAATTGAGCATTGTCCATTATAGAATGTCATTCAAAGAATTGTATACGAAAGCTAAATCTGATACAAATTTTGGTGCAGCAGGATCTTTAGGAAAAGTGTTATCATTAGTGCTACTAAGATATCATGTCAAAACAAATGTTGATCTTGATGAATCTATAGTGGATTTTGAGCAAGATTCTGTACAAATGGCTGAGTCAGTAAAAACAGAGGAGGATGTTAATAAGTTGGATATAGATGATTTGCAAGCTAAAAGAAAAGAAATAGAGAATCATATGGAATCTCTAGATCCATCCATGGCAGCAATACTCAAAAAATCATTGGATAGAGTGAATCATTTGATTGAAATGAAGGAATCAAGCTCTACAAGCCAAGTAAAAGTTACTTTTGACACTTTTATGTCAGAATTATATAGTTTTCTTACATGTTATGACTTAATACCTGAAAAAATGAAATTAATAGATGACATGAATCATGAGGAATTTGCAGAATTGATGATGGGAGGTATGTTAAAACTAAGGAATTCAAATTATGAAATAATGACAGAGCATGAGAAGACTTTAATTAATTATGCCATGCAA